GAGGTTGTTCAGTGCTCTAACTGTGTCCCACTCTTCGGGAGTCGCGTCATCAATACTCATTTTCTTCCTCCTCTAGCTCTTGTTCAAACACGTCCAGTCTGTTGATTAACTTGTCCTCAAACCTGTCCAGTATCTGCTCTGAGGTTATCTGTAGGGCCTCCAGTAGGTCGTCTGGGTCAAAGGTTTTCAAGAGGCGTTCCTTAACTTCCTCTAGTGTTAGCGACATGATCAATCAACTCCTGTAGTGTCTCTATAGTATACCATAAAATGTTCTCTTTGTCACACCATTCTGACATAGTCATTTTAGCCCCCTTGCGTATCTTCTTGTTGGGTTGCATGAGGACAAACACTAGCTCTTGTCCTGCTGGCAGACTATCTCTGATACTGGTGTACTTCTTGGTGTCTCCGTCTCTAAAGTACCCCTTACACTCCACGAGAACACCAGAGGCGCTGTGAACAAAGTCAGGACGATAACTGCGCTGAATGGTGTAGGGGACGGTGAACGGCTCATAGTCAAAACCTTTTAGTAGTTTAGAAACGTCTTCTTCAAATGTGCTACGAAAGCGTGATCTCTTGGACCTTCGGCTCATTGATAACCTCCGTTAAATATCTTGGACCTGAGGAGTAGGCGAAGGCGCGAACGGTAGGCCAACATACCTTTTTGTAGGAACAGTAGGAGCATCCGACGGCGAGTTTCTGGTTCCCACTCTTTCCATCTGCGATAGTGCCGTAGCATACGTCGGGTGGGGTTGGATGCTCCACTAGCTTTTTTACGTGGTCAATGCGCTCCTTGATGTCATAGCTGATGAGGTCATAGACAGGAGCCTGTGTGTCGTCCTGATCGTACAAGAGGTACGTTAGGTGACCGTTCTGCTTGTCCATGGCTAACCATCCAAATTTAGAAGCACCTTCTGAATATGCGTATCCTTTAATTTGAGCCACGTAGCCAAATGGGTCGTCATAAGCCAGTGTACCATCTTTGAATTTCCTAAACCCATAAGTTGACACACTCTTAACGTCAGTAACAATGCCGTTGATTTTACAGTCCATCGAACCTGTAATACCGTTAACTTCACACTTCTTCTGTTCATCCGTTACCTCATGACCTGCGGCTCTAGTTAGAAACAGTAGCATCTCCTCAATGAGGTGACCGTAGAGGAACTTGACATAGGTGTGCCCCTGTATGTCGTCGGACTTCTCTACGTCATTGTAGACATTCCAGAGATACCTGTCCTCGCGTCCAATGTTGGACATACGTAGCTTTCGTCCGTCACGTTTACGTCCGCCAAACTCGTTACGCATGAGTTCCTTGACGTTCTCACCGAATAGCTCGATGTGTGACTCTAGGTCCACTCCTTCTGCTACTTCTTTCGTCTCCATCAGTTTGTAGATGTCAGAGACTAGTGTGTACACGCTCTTCATACGTTTCCCTCAGTGAGTTTCTGCCCACGTTGTTCCAACTTTGTATTCTCCGTCAAGGGGACATCGGAGGTTGAACTCCACACCTGCCGCCTTGAGGCACTCCACTGCGAGCCAGCCGTACTTCTCTGCTTGGTCTGCAGCCACCTCCGATTGTACTTCATCATGTATGTTACCTATGAATTTATAGTCAAGTTTCCACTGTCGTGCGTAGTTGTCCAAGATGACCAACGCTTGCTTCATCACGATAGCCCCTGCCGCCTGAAGAAGTGTGTTCAGTGCAGCATGTTCAGATCGAACTCTAAGTCTACGTCCATCAAGTCCTGTGAGATAGCCTCGCCCAGATGCTCTAGCAACGCGGTCTCGTAGACTTTCAAGAGAAGGTGTATTTGATAGAAATCGTCGTTTAAGATCTGCGCCGTCCTTTGCGCTTCCTCCAACGATGGTTCCAATTTTTGCGTCTCCTGCTCCGTAGAGGAAAGCGTAGATGAAAGTCTTAGCTTGAGGTCTTGTTTCCAGCCCCGCAGCCAGTTGATTTCTTGTGTGTATATCTTCGGTGAGGAGGACATTGGTAAACTCCTTATCGTCCATGTAGTGTGCCAGCATTCTGAGTTCCAACCCAGAAGCGTCAAAGCCAACCAAAGCCTTCCCTTCAGGCACAGTCCAGCAGGAGCGACACTCATGCCCAAAGGGGCTGTGGCTTGCTGGGACCTGAGCCATGTTGGGACTCTGGTGGGTCATGCGTCCAGTGACTGCACCGTTGCTAATGACACGGCCATGAACTCTTCCGTCGTCCTGCACATGCTGTAGCCATGAGTGGACCTGTGCGTATCTCTTTTGTAGCATCAAGTACTCACTAATGGACCTAGCCTCTGGCAGGTCAATGGTGTCTAGAACAGCCTCGTCAACGATGGGATTCCCTTTCTCCGTGACTTTCTCAAAGACGACACCAAGCGTCGATAAACGCCTCGCAATCTGTTGCCTAGAACCAACATTGAAAACCTCAACTCGATCCTTAAGGCGTTTGCCTGTCTTTTCAGACCACCTTTGATGTATGATAGGGGGGAACTTCTCCTGCAATTCCTCTTCAATTTCATTCATTCTCTCCTTAAATGTTGCTAAAAGATCATAAGATAACTCTTGGTCAAGTAACCATCCATTGCGCTCCTGTTGTTGTACGGCGTACTGCACCTTGTGTTCCAAATCAATGGACCTCTGGTCAAACCCTGCCATGTCCCTGACTAACTGCTTGTGTACGGCCTCTGTGACCTCTGTGTCACGCTCACAGTACTCAATCATAGCAGTAGATAAGCAGGACCAATCGTCGTGGTCACCTTTGGGGAAGCCCAGAAGCTCACCCCAGACCTTTAGGGAGTGTCCACCAGCACGACTTGGGTCGTACAGACGTGACAACACCAAAGTATCGACTATGCGCTCAGGGGCCACAGAAACGCCCCAGAGACGTTTTAGCACTGGGAGGTCATAACCTATCAGGTTGTGTCCACAAACGCTCACAGAGCCTTCTAGAGCCTTACAGAGGGACCCTGGGTCCTTGTGTACAGTATTTACTCCGTTTTCCCGTGTCACGACACACCAGATGCGCGTGGGGTTGAGGCCGTCGGCTTCCAAGTCAAGGTAAATCAAAAGTCGTCCCCTATGTGTGGATTAGCGACTTCTGACAGACGACCTGTGGAACGATCATAGGCCAGCCAACAGGCAGGTCCGGTTTCACCCGTGTACCTGTTCTTCAACACGCGGACTGTGGTTGTATTGCGTACGTCCTCGTTCTCGTGTTGCTGATCCCGTTCCATACCGATGACTATGTCTGACAACTGAGCGATGGCCTGAGACCCCCTAAGTTCACCCAAGCTGATCTGAGCACCGTCCTCATGAGCCTTGCCTTGGGATCTCCGGAGGTGTGACACGAGAAATAAACAGATTCCCGTCTCAGCCACCAGAGTCCGTAGCTTGGTCATGATTTCGTCAATGGCCTTCCGTTCGTCCCCTGACTCCTGAGAACTGACGACGATGGACAGGTGGTCCAATATGACGTACCTGCAGTCAAGTGCTTTTGCCATGTAGCGAACACGGGCGAGAAGGTTATCAGCCGACGTTGACCCCCAATGGTCAAATAGGTAGTAACGTCCTGTTCCCAGTGTGGTCTCCCAAAACGGTCGAAGTTCGTCCACAGGCGTGTCCTCTTCCAAGTGAAGGGGCCTGTTTGCCGCCACCGACATGATACCAAGCGTTGTTCGGGCCAGATCCTCCTCAAGCGCCAAGACTCCAATATTGCCTTCGCATCGGCGTAGAAGATCATACTCGATTTCTCTGATAAATTGGGACTTTCCCATACCACTGCCGCTAGTGATCGTAACGAGTTCATACGGCCTGTGTCCTCTTGTGATGTGATTTAGGCCTTCCCATGGATAAGGTATTGACTTTACGTTTCTCTTTTCTACCAGCTTGTCCCATGTGTCAGTACCAGCTACGATACCGTCGGGCCTATAGACCTTCGCGTTCCACCAATGTTGCGTAAAGTCCTTAACCCTGTTTGCCATGAGCATGTCACTGGCGTCCTTCAGTGGTAGCTTACATATCTTCAGCTTGTCAGGACTGAAGAGGTCCTTGACCTGCTCTACTGCTTCTTCTCCTGCCTTGTCGTTGTCAAAGCAGAGCACCACTGTGTCGTACCCTTCGAGCCACTCTAGCTGGGCCTTGATCTCCTTGGCGGCGTTACTTGCGCCCGACCGAAGTGAAACCACGTCCCACTGCTTACCGGACATCTCATAGATTGCCAAGGCGTCCAATTCGCCCTCAGTAATCGTGATGAAGGTGTTCCGGTTACACTGCTGTTGTCCGAAGAATCCGACGTTGCCTACGTCCCCCATTGACATGAAGCCTTTGGTCTTGACCTCGCGTACCTTTGCCGCGCACAGGTCACCCGTAGACAGGTCGTAGTAGGGGTAGTAGTGCTTCTCTATTTCACCTGTGGAAGTGTACTCCACGGTGACCCCGTAGCGCCCACAGGTGTCCTGAGATAAGCGCCGTTGGGGTATGCTTGAGACCACTCCCTTGAAATTCAGGGGCTTGGCCTTAGGTAATTCTGAGGTCATGCCTTGGTCTCCACCATGGACGTGATAGTCACAACCGGCACCAAAACAATGTTGGCCCCCGTCGTCGTAGATAGCGAGAGCGTCCGAAGAACCGCACTCCGGACAACTCTCGTGTCTGAGGAACTTAGAAGTCTGCGGCATCAGCCGTAGTCATTTCTGCTTCTTCTAAGACTTTGACCGCCTCAAGGTAGGTCGCTACGCCATGCACTGGGTGAGGCTGTCCCAGCTTGTACTTCAGGCGGACTGTGGAGTTGTACGGGACTTCTCCGGTGTAGGGTGTACCCTCTGCGTCAAAGACTTTGATCTCGTACTTTGACTTGAACTTGCGTTGCTTGTTACCTTGGTAGTCCTTGATCTTGACACCGTTGGCTGAAAGTTCCGCAGCGTCGTCTTCTGACAATGTGATTGTCATGGAGTAGGCTCCAGTTGACTGACCGTTGTACACGTCGTGTTCGGTCACGTTGCTGAAGTTAACTACGCCTTCTACTGTTGTTGCTGTCATGGAATAATCTCCGTTGGTTGCTTTGGTTTAGCTCTGAGGAATTCCTCAGAACATACTAATAGTATAACACAATTTTCAGTCAAAGGCCAACACAAAGTTGCCTTCCTCCGGTATGCTTGGGTCGTCGTCCCTGTACTCGTAGGAGAAGAAGGACACCCGTGTTGCATTGATTGTAGTCTGCTCTTCAAACCCTTGGTACATCACCTGTTGCTTTAGATAACACTCAGGCATACGCTGTAGAACCTCCAGTAATTGCTGATATGTCACTCGTCACCCTCCGGTAGTTCATCACTGGCTAGGAACAAGATCTTGTCCAGTACCACCCTAGGCATAACCGCGTTGCCCTTGTCGTCAAAGGACACCTCAAGGTCCTTACGTATCACAAAGGGGATACCACCCCATGGGTCACGCTTCATGATGTCATTGGTCACTGTGCGGGCTTGTGTGTAGCCGAAGCAGTACACACTGTAGTCGCCACCTGTGACCTCATAGATTGACTTCTCGTCGATTAACATTCGTCTAGCTCCACTGTGTAGTCTAATGTTCCGTCTTCTGCTAACTCTTCAATGTAGCGGAGGACGTCCGGTAGTGTCACCAAATTGGTGTCCATTTCTAACTCAATCGTTACTCGTGCCATAACTTAAGTTGCTCCTGTAGTACTCCTGTAGTAACTACTACTGCTTCTTCTTTAGTATATATACCTAGGTATACCTTAGTAGAGGGTATCATAATCTTTGTCCTCTGTAAATATCTCATACTGGTAATATTCCATAGTTTCTGTGTCTACTCCTGCATGAGCAGTAGCAGAAAGACATATACCGCAAAGATCAAGAAAGTTACCATGTGCGTCCTTCCGTGTTAGTTCTGACTCCTCTAAGATTCTGTCGCAAGCCTTACAGCGCATCTCTCCACTCCCTCCCGTGTAGCTCCACCATGAGCATCTCAAGGTGTTTGTATGACAGCCCCTTGTACTTTCTCCGGCTCTCTAGTCGGTACATCTCAGTGTCAAACTCCACCAAGTGCTCAACCATGGCGTGTGTCTCTGGGTCCTCTGAAGGCCCTGAGGGGTCCTCAGAGTCACCAGAGTAGTATCCCTGCTCGTATTCCTCAAACGTCATGCTCTGACCCCCTGTAGTGCCTGTATGACCTCGTCTATCACCTTCTGTTCCTCCTTCTTCCACTCCTCCAGATCGTCTGGATATACTGGTGTATCGTCGTCGTAGTATTCCTGATACTCGTCTGCCCACATCTCCCATGTCTCTCTAGTCATAATAATGTCTCTCCCAATCGTCTCCGAATAGTTCCTGTAGTATTTTAATCCGCAACTGTCGTGTTTCCTCCTCTGCCTCTGGATCACTTACAACACCCGCGTCTTTGAAAAATCCACAGACAAGCGCGGGGATGATCCACAGAGGAAACAACAGCGCTACCAGTATGTACTTCATTCGTCAAGTTCTCCCTTTAGATATAACCAAACCGTGAGTATACCAGATGCTGACAGTAGTATCAACACGTCCCAAAAGGGTTGCCAGTTCTCAAACATGTCTCTAGTCCTCCTCAGTGCCGTCATAGAACCACGTCGTGCCCCTGTGGGTAAACGACTGCCCTAGTGCTTCCTGTATCGCTCTGTCCGTCTCCTGTACGCCGTAGCGTCTGCCCATGTAGGACCGCCAGCTGTCCGACGTTGTACAGTCCTCCACTAGTTTACCCTCCTTGTTCCTCCAGTTGAAAGGCACCATGTGTCTGCCCCATGCGTTCGCTGGAGACCGTAGGGCCTCCACGTAGCGTCTAGCGTCCTCCTCTAGTGTTATCTGGGCCATTCGTTTCTACCCCTCTCGTAGCCTGCGGCGTGACCCACTATCCAGCCGAAGCCGAAGCAGACTAGCACCAGCGTGCATACCATCAATAGTTCCATGTCTACCGCCTCCCGTGTCGTAGCTTGTCCCACCATCGAAGGACTCTCCAGAATCTCCGGTGGTTCTTGTCAGTGTCTAGGAATCCCAAGCGGTCCCGTAGTTTGTTCATGAGTCCGCTGTAATTGTTGATGGTGTACTCTGGGTACTTGTAGCCCTTGCGTCCGTCGTAGATGTCCCAGACGTGGTCCTCGTGGTTGTACCAGATTGTGTAGCGTCCAAAGTTCATGCCACTTTCTCCCCGTCGATGTAGATGTCACCGTTGCGCTGGTACACGTTGATATCTAGCGCACGTAGGCGGCTCATAGTGGTACGTGTAGGCCATGCAACCAGTGTTGGAATAATGGGCCTAGCGATGCCGAAGTCGTCCACTGTGGCGATCAAGTGCCCGTGTAGGTAGACCCGTGACGTGTCGTCCTCTCGTAGGTAAGTCACCATGGTGTTAGCCTGTGACCAATTCTCGTTGCGGTTGATGGCCGCTACCATCTGCTTCTCTATCTTTCTCATATGTCAATGCCTCCAGTGGCTCGTGTGTTGACTCACAGCTGGAGACTCTAGCGAATCCCCAGCGATTAGTCAACCCAATATTAATGAATCCAAACCGTGCCGCTTTTCGTATTCACTGAACTCTAACGGTCCACAGCCGTTGTCCCACTTAGAGCCTTCCCAATACGTTCCCGACTTGTACCGCTGAACAGCGTGACCCTTTTCAAAAGACACCACTCGTGCGTGTACTTCCCCTAGCTGGTCCCGTAAGTAGTTTTTAACTGCTACCGCTTCGTTTAAGTCCTGATAATACATGATGCCTCCTGTGGCTCGTGTGTTGACTTGATGTAGCCATGATACAGGAACCACGACAGTTGTAAACGTAAATATTTCACACGTTTGGACTATTGACCATGACCCGTGTTGTATGCTAGTCGCGCATACGCGTGATATAAAGGTAGGCTCAAAGGGACCAACACAGGTCCACACACTTGTCAACCCATGCAAACACCATGCCAAGTTGCCCCGTGTTGCCCCATGCAAGAACCATGCCAACTCTTGGGCCTAACATAAGGCGCGACCCGTGTCAAACCCG